AATCAATGGAAGCTCAAGATCTCCAACGTAAAGAATTTGAAGCCACTATTAAAGCGTTTGATGCAGAAACTAAGAGACTTACTGCCGTTCAAGCGTCCATGACACCTGAACAGATCCAAGATATTGTGATGGGTACGATTAGTGGCATGATTACTAGTGGTGATTTAATTAATGAGATGCCTGGGCGAGAAATGCCCGAAATGAATGAGCCGATGCCTGAGCAGATGCAAGGCCAAATGCCACCTGAGATGATGCAAGGGCAAATGGCACCCCCACAACAACCAATGGCATTACCACCTGAAGGGATGCAACAATGAAAGGCGCAGATTTTGTAGGTTTATTCTTTCTAGCCCGTGATGTAACGCATAGTGTGCATTTAAACACTAGAAGTTACTCAAAACACAAGGCTTTACAGAAATTTTACGAAAATATCATTGATTTAGCCGATGATTTTGCGGAAACATACCAAGGGCGATATGGTTTATTAGGGCCAATTAGCCTTATGTCAGCCAAAAAAACATCAAATGTGATTGAATTTTTAGAAAATCAACTTGCTGAAATAGAATCTGTGCGTTACGATGTATGCGATAAAGAAGATACGCCGTTGCAGAATTTAATTGATGGTATTATCGAGTTATATTTAAGAACGCTGTATAAATTACGCTTTTTAGCATAAGGAATAATAATAATGGAACTTTTAAGACCTTTAGCCGATGCCAATTATCCTGCTGCTACTGTTTCCTACACAGGTACGGCAGGCGTTACGTCTACTTGGGGTGCAGGCCCACAAGGTGTGGTTGTATGGTCAACTACACCCGCTTACATTTTAGTGGGTGAAGGTGTTACAGCTACTACTTCTAGCACACCAATACCTGCTTACACACCAATTCCGTTTACAGTACCACCAGGCACAGGCGCCCCGTGGCGTGTAAGTGCAATTCGTGTTACTGATAGTGGCGATGTGTATTGCAAACCAATTAATATTCGATGAGTTGGGGAGTTGCCCTTCGTAATGGAGTAGCTATCGGCTTAGGTAGTGTTATTACTTTATTTTCAGGCACTCGCGATAGCGGCGGATCCGTATCAAACCTTTTAACTGAAGCCAGCAATAATCTTGTACAAGAAGATAATGGGCTTATTTTGTTGGAGTAATTTATGACGGTTAGCATATCGTTATTTGCGGGGGTCGGCGCACAATTTTTTACTGATGACGGCGTGCCATTGTCAGGCGGATTAATTTATAGTTACGCCGCGGGGACAACTACACCTAAAACAACCTACACCAGTAGTACAGGTAATATAGCGCATACTAATCCAATTATTTTAAATTCTGCTGGACGAGTGCCAAGCGGTGAAATTTGGCTAACATCAGGGCAATATAAATTTGTACTTGCGACGTCTAATAACGTAACAATAGCAACGTATGACAATGTTTTTTCTGTAGGGGGAGGTTTAGTTGCTAACTTTACAGGTGACGGTACACAAACTATTTTTACACTACCTTTTTCGCCAATAAACATAAATAGCACTCAAATTTATATTAACGGCGTGTATCAAAATAAAAATACTTATTCAGTAACAAACGCAACAATTACTTTTTCTGAAGCTCCCCCGCTAACTTCTAAAATTGAAGTAATGTATAACTAATAGGAAATATCATGGCCGATTCAAAAATTAGTGCTTTACCAGCGTCAACAGTTCCCCTTGCAGGTACAGAAGTATTACCTATTGTTCAGTCTAGCACTACAAGACAAGTTTCCGTGGCTAATTTAACTGCTGGTCGGGCAATAAGCGCAACGCAACTTACATTAACTACAGGTAATTTAATTGTTGCAAGTGGTCAAGGTATTGACTTTTCTGCTACCTCTCACCCTGCTGGCATGACTAGTGAATTATTAACTGATTATGAAGAGGGTACATTTACACCATCGCTTACTTTTGGTGCTAGTAGTACAGGTATTACTTATACTTCACGTTCTGGCACATATACGCGTGTAGGCAGACAAATTACAGCATATTTAACTTTTAACTTATCATCTAAAGGATCGGCAACTGGTTCTGCTGTTATTGATGGGTTGCCTTTTACTAGTAGTGGTAATTATTATCCTTGCCCAGTTCAATTTTTTTACGCAACTGTTTTGACTTCACCAGTTCATGGTGCAGTTATTGGAAGTTCCGTTTATTTGTATTACACAAATTCTGGTGGGGATTCAAACATTACCGATGTAAACTTTGACAATACTTCACTAATGTTTACTGTCGCAACATATTTTGTTTAAGGATTACGCATGGCACTTACCAAAGTAACCAACTCAATGATTAGCGGTGCTGCCGCTAATATTACGGATTATGGAGCAGTTGCAAATAATATAAATTCTGCTTCTGCAAACAGTATTGCCATCCAAAGAGCAATTAATGAAAATCCTTTTGTTTATATTCCTGTAGGTCGTTTTTATTTTGGTACAACATTGGATATTCCAAATAGTAGATATATTTTTGGAGCAGAACGATCGGGTTCTATTTTAAACTATACAGGCTCAGACATTGCATTACAATCAGATCAAGGCGTTGTTAATTCATCTGGTTTGGCAGATATTACTCTTTTTAACTTTAAAGTTGAATGTGATACTCTTTGCAACGCTGTATTATCAATTAAAGCTGGCGGTTGGTCTTATTACACCATTGACCATTGTTTCTTTTTTGGATTAGCAAAATATGGTATTGTAATTGATGGAGCTGAAGTATCTACATTTACACGAAATATTATTGCAACAGGTGATAATTATATTGCAACCGATACTGCAAATATTTGGATAGTTAATGGTAGTGAGTGGACTGCTGGTCAAAGTAGCGGGTTTACAAATGGTATTGAAATTAGCAATAATCAATTAGACGGCGCGCATTTTGCTATTATAGATGACGGCGGTACTAGTCATTTTATAAAAGATAATAACTATAATGGTCATGCGACTGCTTTACGTTTTGCAGGAACACAAAACTTTTTAGTTGAAGGTGGAACTATTGAAAGTCCTGGCAAACCAGATGCAAAGCGAGGACAAGCAAATTGTATTTTTACAAATAGTGGAATTAAAGGAACATCAAAGGGATATTGTCAAGGTGGTATTGTGCGAGGTCTTGTATTTAACGGATCAATTAGCACAACAACTGGTTTTGGCAATGTAATATTTGTTGATGATGGGGCTACAAATCAATTTCATACTGGAATAACTTGCACAGGCAATATGATTGGTGATGTTGATGGTCGAGTTGGCACAGCTTTACCAGCTTTTTATGTACGAAACATTATGTATTCTCAAATTTATGGAAATAGAGAAACAGCAAATGGTAAAACACATTTTGCAGGTACGGGGCTACTTGCAGACAATTATGAAAATTATTTACAAGCCCCAGCAAATTGCGTAGACGTAAATCTTTATAATGTTAATGGAAATCAACTTATTAATATTTTTTCGCAAAATATAAATTCACAAGATTTAATGGCTTTTGGTGCGCCTGGTAAAGCAACTGGTGTATTAGGATATACAGCATCATCTTCTGCACCTCAAGCATTTAGAATTAGAATGGCGAATAACGTACCAATGGAATTTATCCTTGGTGGTTCTTTACGATATACATTTGATGTTCTTGGTAATTTGGTTGCACAAACTGCTGGTAAGGGATTAACGCTTGTTAGTCCAAATGGATTAGTAACAAAAACGATTACAATCGACAATGCAGGTGCTATTGTTTTAATTTAAAGAATATTAAGGTAATTGTTATTTGTTTTACCGATTAGTGCGGTTCACTAAATTTTTGATTTTAATTGGAGATTAAAATGGCCTTAGAAAAAATTGAACTTGTAGACCGTATCGAAATTGCAGAAAATGGTTCTGTACAAGTACGCACAGCTACACGAATTCTTGAAGATGGGGTAGCAATTAGTGGCACATTTCATCGTCATGCTATTAATCCTGGTGATGTTTATAGCGAAGAAGATGATCGTGTAAAAGCTATTTGTCAAATTATACATACTCAAGCAGTTATTAGTGCCTATAAAGCAACACTTGACAACGCCACAATTTAAGAATATATTTTGTAACAACCGTACTAGCCGTTAGCTAGGGATTCTTAGGAGTCATAGATGTCTGAAGAACAAGAAGTAGTCTTAGCGGACTCAACTGCCGCGCCAGAGCAGGTAGCAACAGCAGCTCCTGATACTGAAGTAACATCGCTGGAAGAAAAGCCACTTGAAGCATCTAAAACCTTCACACAAGAAGAATTAGACGCCGCGATTGGAAAACGACTTGCAAGAGAACAACGTAAGTGGGAAAGAGAACAGAACGCCAAGCGAGCAGAAATGCAAACTCGGGCGATTCCAGCCGAAATCCCGTCAGTCGATTCGTTTAACTCGCCCGAAGAATATGCTGAAGTATTAGCAGAACGTAAGGCAGAAGAACTACTCGCTAGGCGTGACCAAGCTAGAGCGCAGTCTGAACTTTTAGAGTCTTACCACGACAGAGAAGAAGAAGCGCGGACGAAGTATGATGACTTTGAACAAGTCGCATATAACCCCAAGCTACCAATTACTGACGTGATGGCTCAAACGATTCAATCTTCTGATGTTGGCCCCGATATGGCTTATTACCTAGGGTCTAATCCGAAAGAAGCTGAACGTATATCTCGCTTATCACCTTTCATGCAGGCCAAAGAAATAGGGAGGATTGAAGCGAAGTTAAGCGACAACCCGCCTGTAAAAAAGACTTCAAACGCTCCTGCACCGATTGCACCTGTCACAGCTAGAGGTTCTGGCTCGCCAGCATACGATACAACTGATCCTCGTTCGATTAAGAACATGAGTACGTCAGAATGGATTGAAGCTGAACGAAACCGACAGATCAAGAAGTACGAAGCATTGAGAAACCGCTAACTATTTTATAAAAGGACTTTATTATGTCAAATTCGATCTTAACGATTGATATGATCACAAGAAAAGCTCTCGAAATTCTTGAGAACAACCTTGTGATTACTCGTAACGTAAACCGCCAATACGACGATTCTTTCGCCGTTGAAGGTGCCAAAATTGGATCCACACTCCGTATTCGTCTACCAGACCGTGCTTTGGTAACTGACGGTGCCGCCTTGCAAGTTCAAGACGACAACGAACAGTACACAACTTTGACTGTTGCTAGTCAAAAGCACATCGGTGTCAACTTCACATCTGCTGAATTAACTATGCAGTTAGATGACTTCGCTGAGCGTGTTCTAAAACCTCGTATTAGCCAGTTAGCCTCAAGTATTGATGCTGACGTAGCTACATCTTACAAAAGCATTTATCAGTCTGTTGGTACACCAGGCACAGTTCCATCAACTTCTTTGGTCTTGTTACAAGCCCAACAGAAATTGAACGAAGCTGCTGCTGTAATGTCTCCACGTTGCGCTACTGTAAACCCCGCCGCTAACGCTGGCTTGGTTGAAGGTATGAAAGGCTTATTTAACCCAGTTGACACTATCAGCCGCCAGTTTAAAAACGGTATGATGGGTGAAGGCGTATTAGGGTTTGACGAAATTAACATGAGCCAATCTATCAGTCAGCATACAACTGGTACAACTCCAACTTTACCAATTGTAGCTACTGCACCAAGCACTCAAGGCACAACATCATTAGCAATTAGCTTTAGTTCAGGCTCACCAACTTTCAAAATTGGTGACGTGTT